ATATATAGTTCATGGGGCAGATCATTCAGAAAATTATAGAAAAGACCCGGGAGGATATGAGAAAATTGTAACAAAGTTTATTGAAGAACGCATTGAAAGAAAGGGTGACTAAAATGAAAACAACATTACTTATCATGGCCGCCGGAATCGGCAGCCGTTTTGGAACAGGAATCAAGCAGTTGGAGCCAGTGGATGATGCTGGACATATCATCATGGACTACTCAATCCATGATGCGATTGAAGCAGGCTTCAACCATGTAGTATTTATCATCCGTAAGGATATCGAGAAGGAGTTTAAAGAGGTTATCGGTGATCGTATTGCCTCCATTTGCTCTTCTCATAATGTAACTGTTGACTATGCTTTCCAGGATATTAACGATATTCCTGGTACGCTGCCGGAAGGCCGGACAAAGCCGTGGGGAACTGGTCAGGCCGTCCTTGCAGCGAAAAATGTGATTGATACTCCGTTCATTGTGATCAATGCAGATGATTACTATGGAAAGGAAGGCTTCAAGGCGGTTCATGAGTATCTGGTGAATGGCGGCAAGTCCTGCATGGCTGGTTTCGTTCTGAAGAACACGCTATCTGATAACGGCGGTGTGACTCGTGGTATCTGCAAGATGGATGAGCAGAACAATCTGACGGAAGTTGTGGAGACCAAGAACATCGTAAAGACTGCAGATGGAGCAGAGGCAGACGGTGTAGCTGTTGATGTGAATTCTCTGGTTTCTATGAACATGTGGGGCCTGACTCCAGATTTTCTGGATGTACTGGAGGAAGGCTTCAAAGAGTTCTTTGAGAAAGAAGTACCGAGCAATCCGCAGAAAGCTGAGTATCTGATCCCAATCTTCATCGGTGAACTGCTGGAACAGGGTAAAATGTCTGTGAAGGTTCTGAAAACGAACGATACCTGGTACGGAATGACCTACCATGAGGATGTCGCAGCAGTAAAGGACAGCTTTAAGAAGATGTTGGAGAACGGTGTGTACAAGGCTGACTTGTTCAGTGATCTGTAAACAGCGATGAAAGAAACGATTGATTTACTTGGAAAGATCCTCACAAACATCCTGACAGCTCTCTATGAGCCATTTGGATTTTCACTCTTGCTGTCCTTTCTGGCAATGTTTTTCTACCTGTATGCGTATGAGCCTCAAGACGCCGGCAAAGGCTGGAAGAGTGCCATAGTGACATGGTATCAGAAATTTAAAGAGAGCGTGTTCTTTCGGAAACTGTTCTTCCTAGCCTTTGTGACTTCACTTATTCTGTTCCGAACCCTGTTAAACCGGAACCTGTGGATGAATCCTTTATCCGATGTCATGGGTGGCTGGGGCATCTGGGAGACTGTGAATGGCGAACAGAAGCTGACCACCGAGTGCATCGAGAACGTAATCATGATGGTGCCGTTTTCAGCAGTAGTGATGTGGACGTTCGGAGAGAAGATTGGAAACGGCTGGAAGAAGATCCTGTGGCAAAGCGGAAAGGCAGCATTCATTTTTTCGATAGGCATAGAGATGCTGCAATTATTGCTTCGATTGGGAACGTTCCAGCTATCAGACATCTTCTATAACACAGTCGGCGGAGTGCTAGGCGGATTGATGTATTGTGCGGTGATGAAGGCAAGAAAGCGTCTGTAAAAGAATATAGTTTTGTGATATACTAAAAATGAGAAGTTTATGTTGTTCTCATACCTACACAATACTTAATTTAAACGATTATAATTTTGGAAAGAGGTTTGTGTCCTATGCCCAGAACTAAAGGTAGCAAGAATAAGCCCAAAACTGTGACTGCAGATTTTGCAACACAGATTGCAGAAAAGCAGTCCGCAAAGGAAGCACTCACAGCCGAGATCACATCCATTACCGCTAACATTGACACTTTGAAGGCTGACCTGAAAGAAAAGAAGACTGCTCTGAAGAAGGCCGAAAAAGAAATGGCATCCTTGGAAGCGAAGAAAGCAAAGGCAGATGCTAAGGCTGCTGAAGAAGCTAAGAAGACCGAAGCAGAGGCTGTGCTGAAGAAGTTGCTGGCAAGCGGCATGAGCGCGGATGAGATCCTCGAAAAACTGAAATAAGATCGACCGTGTGGACAAACTGAACTCCAGGAGTTCACACGGTAATTTTTGAAGGTTGCTGTATAGTTTGCAACGGAAATAAAAGAAATGGAGCGTAAGAAAAATGAATTTATCAAAAATACACCACATCGCAATCATCGTATCTGATTACGAAGCCGCAAAGAATTTTTATGTGAACAAGCTGGGATTCTCTGTTATCAGGGAAAACTATCGCCCAGAGCGTAAGGACTGGAAACTGGATCTGCGTGTCAATGAACACACGGAATTGGAGATTTTTGCTGAGGAAAATCCTCCGAAGCGTGTGAACCGTCCGGAAGCATGTGGGCTGCGTCACCTTGCTTTTTGTGTAGAGAGCGTGGAGCAGACGGTGAAAGAGCTGGAGAAATTAGGTATAGAATGTGAGCCAATCCGTGTGGATGACTATACCGGAAAGAAGATGACTTTCTTCCATGACCCGGATGGTCTGCCACTGGAGCTGCACGAATAATTATGGGAGAAAAAAGAGCGTATAAATCTCGGAAGCCAGGCGGTGGCCGGAAGATGTTGAAGCCGGAGTATGATGCCGGGAAGAATCTGAAAGAGCAGATGGATGCTGCTGTGGCGCTTTATGAGGAGGACTGCTCCCTTCGATCCATTGCAGATGCGCTAACTCTGAATCCAATCAAAGTAAGAAAGCTGCTCATCACGGCTGGTGTGTATGAATCGGATGTGGCGGAGAAGGTACAGGCTACCTTTGAGGAGTATCGAGAAACACAGAACTACAAAGAAGCCATCCTCTCAACCGCAAATACTCTTCAACTCTCCAAAGCCTCCGTTACCTCGTACCTACCATATCAGAAAGGCGTATACTTTCCGAGTACAGCAGATAAAGAAAAAATTAGTGTTGGAGCAGAGCGGCGGCGGAGATATAGAGCAGTAAGAAAACTGAGATCAGAGCCAACAGAGGAGCACCTGTGGAAGACGGTCTTGCTTTATTCTGGTGTGCGCTTTAAAACCTATTCCGGCTTACCCTTTACCTATGAAATACGAAAAGGCAGAAGCGGCGAATACACAAAGGAACTGTGGATCGACCGCCGGGAGAATAGTAAAAGCCTGGCATGGAGTTCGGTGCTTCTGGCACTACGGAATATGAAAAGGGTGGGAGCGGTGGTAGACCGCCCGAAAGCGATGGGGGATATCCGGGGCGTGACTTACATCTACGGGATGTTTTATCGGTTCGGACTGATCGATGTGCCGGACGATGTAAAGGAGAAGATGGACCATCCGAAAAACCGCAAAAAATAGGTTGCTATGTGTAGAAGTCTACGGTAATATGTGCCGTAACTGAGGATGTGAATCTCAGTTGGGAAGGATGGTAGCATTATAGAAAAATTGAAGGAGTTGCTAGAGGACTGTATTAAGAAAACGGAGCCGGAGTATTACCCACCAGTGGAGAATCTGCTGGATCTGATCTACGAGCATTATACGGAGAACAACCCAGTAGGGAAAAACACAGTTGCCGGGAAAGTAGCAAAGGCCAAGGAAAAGGAACTGGAAGAGTGGCTGCGTGACTTGGAAGGTATGGATAGGCTGGTAGATGACTATGTTGGTGATAAGATTCCTCTCTGGGAGAAGATCATGGACCGGCAGGGGACGGTGTGCTGTGCTTGGGAGAAGACCGCTTTTGAGGAAGGCCTGAAAGTTGGAATTCGACTCATGGTGGAAGTATATGGTGTGTAACATATAGCTTGTAACGGAAATAAAGTGAACTCCTGGAGTTCAAAAAAGCCCTCGCTTGTTACGGCGAGGGCGTGTGTTCTTATTTTTCAGGCTTTTCAGCTTTTTTCTTCTTCGGTGCGATTTTATGACCAGAGTAGATTGCCATGCCCATGCAGATCAGAGAGCCACAAGCGAAATACTTGTGAGCTTGCATCAGCTTCTTGCAGCCTGTGTAGAAGCACCCTGCCATGCAGGCAAGTGCGCCGAGTGACCAATATTTATGTGCTTTCATTTTGTGTGTCCTCCTTATCTTCTTTCCGTATTCTGAGCAGTTCCTCTATTTCCATTTTACTCGCTAAGCGCACCGCCGGCTTCTCTTTATAGGTTTGTGCTCCGCAGTCAGGACAACTGTCAGGTAGTTCCTCAGTAGAGAAGCAGTAGCGGCATGCGTCGCAAAAGTAGTAGTTCAAGTCATATTCACCCCAATCTCTAATATATCCTCAAATGCAATAATGGTCGGCAGCTCTTTGCCGGTATCATTTATAAGGCCTGTGTAAACTCGCAGCTCTTTGTTTATCGCATCCACAGAATCCAGTACGCCTTCTACATCCTCATAGTAGCCGTCCGTAAAGTACTGTACTTTCACTGATTGTCCTTTCCGAAGCTGGCTGATCTTTTGGTTCAGTGCTTGCTTGCCTTCTTCAGACAGTTCGATTCTATTTCCTTTAAGGTGATCTCTGCCCTCGGAAGCAATCTCATCCTCATAGCCTCGTAAGGCGGCAAACGGAGAGAAGATTTTAGCTCGATTTGACATCGGCATCCGGGGATGATTATGTGGCGGCTCCGGGCGGGAAGCATGGAGGATTTTGCCATACTTACTTTGGACGGCTCTGCCTTCCGGTGTGTTCTTGTAGTCCATGTTCTCCCTCCTCAATCGGCTTTGTGCCCACCGATAGTCTTGTTCCTCTCTCTCATCGTTGCGCCATCCAGATAGTTGGTTCCTTTCAGAACGGCGTTCTTGCCGAACTTTTTCTTGAGTCCCAGCATTGCATTCTGCAGCTTTTTCTCTTTTTCCAGCTTAGTTGTGTCCGTGAATAGGTCAACTTGGAAGAATCCATCGTCTTTGACCACACGGTTAGCAGCTATAGTGATCCGTCTCACAGTCAGTGTTTTATCAGCTATTTTCTCGAACAGCTCAGTTGTGGCAGAGATCAGGATACTGCCGAGGTTGGTTGGGTTATCTAATTTTACGGTTCCATGGGCACCTTTCGGAACGGTGCGGCCGTAGTGGTCGATGTGTACCGGACCTCTGTACTTTCCGCAGTCACAGTTTTCCCGGCCATAGCCAACATCCAGTGTCAGACTGTCCGTAACCAGCCCTTTATCCGTTAATTGTAATACTAAGCTGTCAGCCATCTCCATGACAATGATCTTTGCCTTATCATATGGGTAAGGGCAGGAGAGCACCTGTCCCTCGGAGATACTGTTAGTGCTGGGTTTGTAGGCTTTGATTTCTTTCATGCCGCAGGGTTCCAGACCCCAAGCATGATCAATCAGCAGTTCGGCGTCAACACCGAATTCCTTATATAATATATCCTGATTGACGGTGCTGAAATATGCCAGCTCGCCCATCGTATGGATGCCGTGCTTTTCTAGTCGCTTGACGGTGCCGGGGCCAGTCATCCAAAAGTCTGTGAGTGGCTTGTGATCCCAGAGGAGATAACGGAAACTCTCTTCATCCAGCTCAGCGATGCGGACTCCGTCCTTGTCCGGTGCAGCGTGCTTAGCAGTGATGTCCATTGCCAGCTTCGCCAGATACAGATTCGTACCGATCCCGGCGGTGGCGGTAATGCCAGTCGTATAAAGCACTTCCCGGATCATTGTCATGGCAAGGTCATGTGCTGTCATATTGTAGTGGGATAAGTACGAGGTGGCATCGATGAACACCTCGTCGATGGAATATACCACGATGTCCTCCGGGGCAATGTATTTCAGATAGATGCCATAAATCTGCCGCGACACCTTTTCATAGTATGCCATCCGGGGTGGTGCAACAAGGTAAGAGAGTTCGAGTGACGGGTCGGCGGCAAGCGATAAGGAATCATAGGAAGCAGAGGAAAAAGATGGCTTACCGTCCTTATACACAGCTTTTCTTAATCGTACCGCTTCCCTTAACCGATTCGCATTGACCTCTTTGACCTTTTGCACGACTTCAAACAGTCTGGCGCGACCCGGAATGCCATAGGTTTTCAGGGAAGGAGACACAGCGAGACAGATAGTTTTCTCAGTGCGGGAGGAATCTGCCACGACCAGATTTGTGGTAAGCGGGTCGAGGTGTCGAGCGGCGCATTCCGCACTCGCGTAATAGCTTTTAAGATCTATCGCAAGATATGTGCGTTGCATCGTGTGATTTCCTCCTTTCCGACTGTGTTCTCATAATAATGCTTTTAATGTCCGGTTTTCTCGACAAACCACCGGCCTAACCGTCCATTGAAGCGTGGATCAAGGTGCTCAAAGAACAGATGCTTTTCCTGCCCCTGGATGAGCACAGTAAAACAGTCACCGGAATAACCGTTATCGGCAGTCCCGGCAGGACGAAAGTCGCGCACTGTTTCGATTGGGAAGGTACGTCCATCCGACCAGGTGATCGATGTCGGCTGCATATAGCCTGTAGAATCAAAGTCGGAGGATACCTTTACATAGACTCGTTCTTTTGTCATAAGCAGTCACCTCCATGTTTAATCATAGCACTTAGAGCAATTTTTCATGGAATCTTTCAGAAAGTTGCTCTTAAGCTCCGGCACAGCAGGAAGCTGGTACCCTTTTGCGGTAAGAATGTTCAGTTTAAAATCAACAAAGTTTTTTTCGACTCCAGCCACCTGTGCGATCTCCTCAAGGGTGGCGAATCCTGTATGCGTGTATTGAAAGTCTTGCAGAAGCTCGTGGTATTTCAAGGCACGGTATGTGCTGGAGCAGTGGGCTGGCAGAGAAGCCTCCATCTGAAGCCTGTCGGCATTAAATTCATAGAAGCCGATTGGTTTCAGCACATCATCATCTGACAACAGCAGTTCAGCAGCAAACGTATTCGCCCTGCGTTCTGCTTTTGCGTTGCTGAGACTATAAAAATATGTATCTTGGAAAGCCTGACCGGATGCCGCATGTTTCCGGTCAAAGATAGCGTGCCCAAGTTCGTGAGCCAGTGCGGATCTGCGTTGCTGCTTTGAGCAGTTTGGATTGATGCCGATGTATTCGCAATTTAGAAGCACCGTGTAAAACCCAAGGAGCTCTTCGCAGAACCGGATGTCTTTAATTTTAATGGCGCGCTGGGCAATGATAGCTTCCGGGTCATTGCTTTTGTATCGGTGGCTTACAGCGTCGGCGGCAGTAATAGCAAAGTTGTCCAACAGCGACTCCTTTCCTCTGCAATTCAATTACAGATATTTTTTAGGAGTAAACTTTTTTGCCTCTTCTTTTGCGTCAAGGAAGAGGGCTTCCATTTCCTTAATGAAATTAGCCTGATCTTCTTCGGACAGCTCGCCGCCTGCAAAAAGGGCAGAGGTCTGTTCTTTTATTTTCTTTGCCTGCGCTACACCGCGGGAGCCATACTTCTTACGGACATCAGCGTAGAATTGGTCATCGCTGAGTTCCTTCTGGAAGGTGGCATCATCCATAAAGTAGTCGGTCGTGACACCAAGAGCAGCAGCAATCTTCTGGATTGCGTCCACGCTTGGTTCGCGTTCGCCGGCTTCGATATAGCGGATGGCACGATCAGACATAGATGCTCGTCTGGAGAGCTCGGCCATGCTCATACCTTGTGCGGATCGCAGAGCTTTGATCTTCTCGCCATTGGTCGCATTCGGTGTAAGTGCAGTGGCTGCTTCAGCCCGGACATCCTGAGTGTCTAGTAAGTTCGTATCTTTTTTCATGTCATGCCTCCATGTGGGATATTTTGCTGTTTCTTGCCGGAAGGGAAAGTTGCCGGTGAGAAGCAGCAATTTTTTTTGTAAAGCCTACTTGACAAGGAACAACTGTTCCTATATACTAAGAACAACAGTTCGTGAACTTCTGTTCCTATAATACAATAGAAGGTTGTATAAGTCAAGAGGTGATAGCAAAAGATTTTAATATGAAGATAAGTTGTTGGTGATGCATCAAAAACATGATACGCAACACAAGGCAACAATATGCAATAAATTTTGCGTGACCTATTGACAAGATATTATCTGTTGCATATAATAAATGTACGCAACAGATGCAACATGAGCGATTGGAGGCGATAAGATGGATGACCAGAAGAAAGTGGCTCTGAGCGAAGAAGAAATCAGCCGGTACCCGGAGAACGTCCAGGAGGCACTTCGTCAGGGGCTACCATTAAATATAATCTATAGGAACTTGGCAACACAGTACAGCCGGATAAAACCACCCGATAAGGATCTGCTGGCAGAGTATGTTGTTAGAGCTAAGGGACCTGAGCGGAGTATGAGGCAGTTCGCAGAGGAAATTGGTGTAAACGCTTCGACTCTATCCAGAATTGTGAACAAAAAAACGGCGGGTGCAAATTCGGATAGTTTAATTGCAGACATTGCGGCGCACGCTGATAAGAATTGTGGAATTACGTTTGAGATGCTGATGCATGCACACGGAATGGAAAATGCTACGGGCCGTGGTGGCGTTTATATGCGATATGGGCGTGAGATCGAGCGTTCTCTAAAGAGCATTCTGATAGATGCCCTTTTGGTTCGGGGGTATTCTTTAACGCTTCGAGAACCAATTCGGCATAAAACCATTGCTGGTGTTTTTACATTTGATATGGATCTTATGACAAATGCAACACAGGAAGAAGATGGCTTATGGGGATTGGATTTTTGCGTGATGCTGCAACAGCCGTCAAGAGTTTCACCAGAATCGGCTTCTCATCAGATAAGAATGAAGGGTTACAATTTGATGCGTCGGCTAATGAGACTGAGTGCTCTTTTTGCCGATTACGATTATGAATACAAAAGGGTATCACTTGTGACAACTGATAGTGAGGCTTTTTATGAAGCAACAGAGCGTTTGAAAGAATGCTATCTGAAATATGCCCTAACAATAATTCTTGTCAATTTGGAAACAGGAAACGTAGATGATGAATTTATGATTCCCTGGATTGGTGAGGCAGAGTGTAAGCCCGTTTTTACCCCGCTGCCAGAGCCGGAAGAAGACAACTCGGCCGATGATGACTTATGGGATGATGACTTTGATGATCCAGAATAGGAGGACAGTCTATGGCAAGTGAATATGAGATTAGAAATGAAGATGGACAATTATTCTGCAAGTGCCAAACTGGCGATGGTGATGTTCGCCTTGTTACGAAAAATTGTAGCATATCCATGCGGGAATTTATTCTCAAGGTGCATGATCCTATACATGGACATCGGGGGAAAATGAGACGTCACAAAGAGATAAAAGATAGAATTTTTTAATAGCAGATATTCTAGGTGACCCTGCAGTGCGGCCGCAATAGAAGGTAGAGAAGCCCTATCGATTATTGCGCAGGCATGAGCCTTAATCGCACTGAATATCAGAGGAAACCAGATTTATATTTAGCACATCTGTGCATTTTACTGCTGCTTGTGAGCAATACTATGTGGCTTGGAAACCACAAAGAGTGGAGCCGGAGCAGACAGGATTACATACTTACAACTTGGATAATATTTAGGATATAGCAATGCTATACAACCAAGGGATAAGTGTGTCATTCTGTCTGTTCCGGCTTTTTGTTCTCTAGGAGTAAAAATCACAGCAGAATCGTTAATGTACATAATTCTGACAAAAACCTGTAGTGAAATTGCAGATTTCAGCGCGAAATACGCAATCTGTTTCGATGTCAAAAAAGACACAAACAGGATATTATGAAGCAGAAGCACGAAAGAGGAAGGAGGTGACCTTGTTGGCGAAAGTCTGGAAATCGGATCAGAAAATCATTGGCGAGAACATAAAGAAAGCACGAAAGGCGGCGAAACTGACCCAGGAGCAGTTTGCAGAGGAAATGGGCGGAAGCTGCAGCAACAAGGTCATTTCCCGATACGAAAAAGGTGAAGTCGAGATGGGAGTTCAAACTCTCATCGACATAGCAGAGAATTTGGAGGTTCCGGTTGACTCATTGATGCCGGAGCGGGTGCAGGTACATACAGAACCAGAAGATGATGAGATGAGCAAGCTGTTCTCAGGATTGAATGCAGAGAACAAGGAGATGCTGCTGAAGATGGCGCGTATGATGGCACAGAACGAAGCATTAAAGATGGCAATATGATCCACACGGTCGAGAAAAAACGGCGGTGTGGATTTTTTTTGCCCATTTTTAGAAGCTCGATAGAAAAATCTACAAATATGTGGATTTTTGAGAGCTGGATTCCTATTTGCAGGGGAGGTGGTTCCCTGCTCATCCTGTTATCATATAGTCAGTTCAAGGGACAAGCCCACAGAGCCAAAACGAAAGCACCTGTCGGCAGTACCTCGGACAAATAAAAAAATATCGTAAGCCCGATTCTAGAGCAGGCGAAGGATACCATAAGCAATCTGACAGCACAGCTATTTGCTGGAGCTGGAGGACTGAACATGGGATCATTCTAACCTTCTTTAGAACCGGGCTTTTTGCGCCTTTTGACCGCAGAGTCTGTCCGTTTCATGAGGATGCGGCGAATCTGCCATGTATGTTCTTCAAAGCCAGAGCTTTCAGTATCCTTCCCTCCCAGAAGTCCGGGGGAAAGGACAAAACAATGATGAACATGATGACTGGAGCAGTAGCAATCAACGGTGGAGTAGGTGTGATGGAGATCCATCAACCGCAGGTGGCAGTCAGCCAGATGGCAGCAAGCGCGGCACAGGCTGCAGAGCAGGTGGCTCTCAACGCACATATCACCCTGCGTGAGCTGAAGACAAAGATCGATACTGTGGTGGAAAAGAAACTTCCGACCTTTAAGACCCTTATGGAAAAGGAGCCGATGGCAGTGGCACAGACAATGGTAAATGGAGCAAAGCTGACTGCTTATGAGAATGGCTATGCGGTGTATGAGGTGGATGGCTCACATACAGTCATGGCGGTGGATCGCTGCAACGATTACCGCTATGACTTTACGGATGGGACCTACGAGGTGATCCCGGCAGAAGCATTCGAGGATGTTGAGTGGAGTGTCCGTCTGCTGATGGAAGGTGAGCGTCGGATGGAGCATAACCTGAATAAGCGTGTGGCAGATTCAGAAAATGTTTCCCTGGAATGTGACGGCTCTGACTGGTCTGCAGCCGTTATGGTGGATTTTCTGGATGAAGACAATGCCGAGATGCTGGCTGACAGGGAGCTTCGCCGTTTGTACGCGGCTATGAGCAAGCTCACTGAGCGTCAGACCGAGGTGATCCAGCTTTACTTCTATAAAGGTATGACGCTGCAGGAGATTGCAGAAGAGCTGGGGATAACAAAACCGGCTGTCCATTATGCGATGAAGGGTGCTCTCGAAAAAATGAGAAAAAGTTTTTGAAGAACTACTTAACTTTTGCCCCCAAACGGTGGTCTTTATGAGAGGGCCACCTCTCAAGTACATCGACAGGAGGAAAAACCTATGAATGCAGAACGCATGAATATGGCGAATGTAACCGCCAAGATAGAAGGTTCTAAGGAGGCTCGTCCGCCCGGCGGTTTCCCGCTGGCGTCAGCGCCGAAGAAGATTTTTATCTGCTCGCCGTACCAACCGACGGCAAACGATCCGCCGTGCAGGAAGGCGCAGCTGGAGGCAAACATCCAGAGGGCAAAGACGGCCTGCAGGATTCTTGCCACAATGGGAGTCCTGCCACTGGCTCCGCATCTGTATTTTACTCAGTTCTTAAAGGATGAGGACGCACAGGAGCGTGCGACAGGAATCCGATTCGGAATGGAGTGGCTGGAAGCAGCGGATGAAGTGTGGGTGTTCGGCGAAACCATATCCGAGGGGATGGCGGCGGAAATCAAGAGAGCACATGAGCTGAAGAAGCCTGTTTGCAACCTCCCGGAGCCGGGACGCATGGTCGAGCTGCTTTTGAAGAGACTTTCCGAGCAGTATCACATACCAATGGAAGATAAAACCGAAGAGCAGCAGGAAGCTGCAGAAAGTGAGGAAGACAATGGAGAATAAGAACGAGAAGAGCATGACTCTGGAGGAAATGATCAGCGAGATGCTGAAGGACGCCAAGGTGGTAAAGGTTCCGCTTCCTGCCAAGGCAGAGAAAAAACGGAAACTCCGGAGCAGGATAAGCCGATGCCGGCACGCCCGTCTGGTGTTCCGTTCCTTTCGCTCAGCATCAAGAACCTGCATGTCCACATGGATGAGCGCATGACCTCTTACAACTACGGCTTCGGTCAGGAGCCGGATGCAGAGGCAGACGACCCGGCAGAGGACATCGACTTCGATGAGATGCTGGCTCGCATCCACAAAGAAACTGGTCTGTGCGAGAAGGTCATTCTGGCAGTCCTGAAGGCACAGGCCGATTATCTGGATGACCTGTGGGGGGATGAGGAAGAAATCGGAGAGGAGGCAAACGCGTGATGGACGAACTGAATCCTTTGAACGCTCCGAAAAAAGTCGTGGACGGTCTGGTCGAGGTCTTTGACGGTCTGGCACAGATGTTTGCCGGTGTATCCGAGCAGCTGGATATGCTGGCAGCAAATGCAAAGACGGAGGATGAACTGGAGCTTCCGGTGGCAGAGCAGCCGGTACTGCCCGTAACAGAAAAGAAAGGCCCGGCGGTTTCGCATCCCCGTAAGAAGCCGGTCAAGAAAACCAAAAAGGTAGAAGAAACGGCTCCTTCGGCCATCGAGGAAGCCGCACAGGTGCCTGTGGTAGAAGACCCTGACGAGGCGGAGGAAGCAGTGAACTCCGAGAG